CCTGATTCTGATCGAGACGGAGTCGACGTACGGGACGGATCCGACTCCAACCGGCGCCGACGCCGTTCTGGTGCGGGATCTGAACATCACCCCTCAGCAGAGTGATGTAGTCAACCGGGACGTGGTGCGTCCCTACCTGGGTGCCAGCCAGCAGCTGCTCGCCAACACCCGCGTTGAATGCACCTTCAGCGTCGAGCTGACCGGTTCCGGCACCGCTGGTACGGCCCCCGCTTACGGCAAAGCTCTCCAAGCTTGCGGCCTGAGCGAAACCATCGTTGCTTCCACCAGCGTCACCTACGCCCCTGTGAGCGCGAGCTTCGGCTCCGTGACCATCTAATACAACATCGATGGTCTGCGCCACAAGGTCACCGGTGCCCGCGGAACCTTCACTATCAACGCTGCCGTTGGCGAAATCCCCACGATCGATTTCACCTTCACCGGCGTGTACAACGCCCCCGATGACAGCGCCCTGCCCTCTGCGACCTACGCAAACCAGGCAAACCCGCTGATCTTCAAGAACGGCAACACCAGCAGCTTCCAGCTCCTGTCCTATGCCGGCGCTCTGCAGTCCTTCAGCTTCGACCTGGGCAACTCCCTGGTCTACCGCGAGCTGGTGGGCGGCACCAAGCAAGTGCTGCTGACCGATCGTTCCGCCACTGGCTCGACCACCATCGAAGCCATCAGCATCGCCACGAAGGATTACTTCGCAGCGGCTCTGACTGACACCACCCTGGGGAACCTCGACTTCACCCACGGCACGGTTGCCGGCAACATCGTCGACTTCGCCTCCACCAAGGTTGACATCGGCGACGTGAGCTACGGCGATCAGGATGGCATCGCAATGCTGACCATCCCCTATACCTGCGTGCCCAGCACCAGCGGCAACGACGAATTCTCCCTGGCTTACACCTAAGCCGCGGTCAGGATTCACGGGGGTTGCCTAGGCAGCCCCTTTTTTATTGCCTAGGCTCGACTAAGCACACCGCGGGTTCATGGACCTCACCGCATCTCACGACACTCTGCTCAAGAAGGAGCCGGTTCCCGGAGCAGAACTTGAGCCCGGTAAGAAGTCTGCGGTAAGTAAGGGTAAGCAGTACCAGGGAGTCAAGGTACTGAGCGAGCAAGACGTCCACACCCAAGTCGAACTGCCCTATGGCCAGGGAACTTGGTGGCTCTTTAACGGTCACTGGAACGGCCTTGAGGGTGAAGAGGAGAAGCCTGCCCCCGCCGGTGACGGCAGCATTCGCCTCACCGTCCCCTACTTCAACCAGGTCGACAATTACACCCAGGCACACCGGACCTGCAATAGCAGCTCCTGCGCAATGTGCCTCGCCTTTTTCCGCTCTAACGCAATCAAAGGCGATGACGACTACCTACGCCGCCTAATTGGTGGGGGGTATGGCGATACAACGGACCATGGAGCGCAAACCCGCCTGCTTAAGGATTACGGCCTCAACTCCACCTGGCATACAAACCTCGGCTTCGCTGATCTTGAAACCGAACTGCGCCTGGGACGTCCAGTAGTCATTGGCATCCTGCACCGCGGCTCACTATCAGCGCCTACAGGCGGGCACATGTGTGTGGTCATCGGCATGACCTCTAAGGGTGATTTCATCGTCAATGACCCTTACGGCAGCTGCAACGACGCCTACTCCGGTCCCGTTGCCAACGGCCGCGGCACTGTCTATAGCCGCTCCATGCTGAAAGCACGCTGGTTGCCCGATGGTCCGAACTCCGGCTGGGGCCGTAAGTTCCAGCCGTAAATCGCATTTACGCAACGCGATAACTTAGATGTAAGCTGAAGCAGAACTACTACTGCAACTTATGGCGTTCATTGCAAAAAGGTCAAAACCTTCAAGTGGCCCGTGAACGTGGAGGAACCCTCTGACGGCGGGACATTTGAAACCACGACCTTCGACGCAGTGTTCAAGCGCCTGGGACGTGCAGAGTTCCTCAAGCTCAGTGAGAAAAGTGAATTCGACCTCCTCAAAGCTGTATTGGCCGGATGGGATGGCATCGAAGATGAGGCTGATAAGGCTGTACCTTTCTCTCTGGAGGCTGTGCGCGAACTTAGCGACGATCCTTACTGGATCCGCGGAGTCCTCAAGGCCTACACCGACACCTTTGAAGGGGCGCGGGCGGGAAACTAAAGGAGGCTGCGATCTTCTGGGCGGGCGGCAGTAAGCGCGTCGAGGATAAGTCGCAGGACGATGCCAAAGCCCTCGGCATTGTCCTGCCCACCCCCGAGCCCACAGAAGAAAGCAGCGGCAAGGACTTCGAGGTCTGGGATGAGAACTGGGACATCGTGATGATGTTCCTGCGCATGCAGACCCAGTGGACCGTCAGCATGGCCGGTTACGTCGGTCTGAAGTACGAGGTGCTGCTTAGTAACGGCGGCTTATTTGACCTCTACAATGTGGGCAATCGCCGCGACATGCTTGAAGGTCTCCAGATCATGGAGGCCGCAGCACTAAGCGAACTAAGCAAGCGCTCCGATGGCTAAGACGGTAAGCGACATTATTCTCCGGCTAGGCGTCCAGGGTATTGAGGGCGTCGACCGGCTGAAGAGCGCTTTCCGCGGTCTTGATCAGTCCTTAGGTCCCAGTCAGCAGAGCCTTCTCGAGCTCCGCAAAAGTATTACAGAGTTTGCAAAAGCGGGTGATCGCTCCACGCAATCCATCCGTGGTCAGCTCGAAGCATTCAAGGGACTGCGCGATCAGGCAACAATCGGCAGTCGCGCATATATCCAACTAACCAATGACATAAGCAGGCTGACTAAAGAGCTAAAGGCTCTTGATGTCGGGCTTAAGCAAACCGAGCAGCAGGCTACTCGCACCATCGGTCAGGTTTTATCTCAAATACCTGCACGTAAATCGGATGCGTTTACGCGCCAGATTGCACAACTCAACCAGGAACTTAGTAAGTACAGCGTTACAAGTGCTCGATACGCTGAAATTCTGCAGCAGATCCAGGAGCGCAGCGCTGCTTTCGGTCGTGCTCAGCAACGTCAAGCTGTAATTTCAGCTGCCCGCGGCGTGAATCTCGAGGCCGGTGGTCCGGCTCTGGCTGCACTTCGCGTCGATCAGCGGCTACCCAACACCACCGCCGCTCTACGTCTTCAAATTTCAGAGCTGGCCCAGGACCTCGAGAACCTGGACCGCACCAGCACTGACTACTTCATCACGCAAAACCGCCTTGCGGATTTGCAGCGTGAACTCGCCGGCTCTAATGATCTGGTTGCGGCGTCCTACGACCGCCTTTCAGCAGCTCAAGACGCATCGACTCGACGCGCCAAAAAGCTTGCCGACATCCAGGAGTACTACAGAACCCAAGGTCCGCTAGCTCCAGGAGCCGCTGGATTTAGAGACCCAGCCACCGGCGCGATCATTGCCCGTGGTACTCGCGAAGGCATTGTTCCCCTGCGCCAGGGACCAGTACGCCCGGACAATATCTTCCCGGTCACGAGTGCTGCCGAATCAATGCGCTTATCGGCGCAACGAGCTGGTGCGCGTCCGGCTTTAGGCGCCCGCGGCTACGCCCAAGTTGCAGGTGCCGCAATCTCCGGCGGAATCTTCGGTGGCCCCGAAGGTCTCTTAGGCGGTGTGGCCGGTGGTGCGCTTGGCGGTGTTGGCGGTGCCTTTGCCGGTGCAGCCATTGGCGCGCAAATAAGCGGGCTGCGCCAACAACTTGCCGCTACGGCGGATTACGCCGCTCAAATCGGCAAGCTGCAGATCGCACTGCGCGGCGTTGCTGGTAGTCAAAGCGAATACACCCGCGCCCTCCAGGCCGCGGCTTCAATCACAGAGCGGTTGAATATCCCTCAGGAAGTTGCAATTAGCGGCATCACCCGCCTAAGTGCTGCGGTTAAGGGTGCTGGCGGCTCAGTCACTGATGCCGAAATGGTATTCAATAACGTCACCGCCGCCATCAAGGCAACTGGCGGCAGTGCGGAAGACGTCCAAGGCGCAATTACCGCCATGGTTCAGGTCTTCTCTAAAGGCAAGGTCAGCGCAGAAGAACTAAGCGGTCAGTTAGGTGAGCGTTTGCCCGGTGCGGTGACGATGTTCGCCGAAGCCAACAAGATGTCTCTGCCTGAGCTGCAGGATGCGCTCAAGAAGGGTGAAGTCGGCTTGAACGAGCTGATGAACTTCGTTGAAGCGCTCGGTGTGCGCTTTACCGGGACGGCTCAGCAAATCGCCAGCAGCAGTGCTGACGCTGGTGCGCGTCTGACGGTTGCCTTCAACCAGATGAAACTGGAAGTCGGCAAGGCGCTCCAGCCCATTGGCGCTGAGTTCCAGAACGCTTTCGCTGAGTTCCTTACCGACATCACCCCTTCACTCATTGAGGCAGCTAAGGCAGTTGCCAGCGGCCTGAAGCTAATTCTGGACAACGCTAAGAACATTGCCGCTATCGCCAAGTTCGCCGCAACTTTTGCACTAGTCAATCTGGCAATGAAGGCGTTCATTGCAATGAACGGGCCTATCAGCACCGTATTCCTAGCGCTCCAGGCTGGCTTCGCCCGCACCTCCCAGCAAGCGATCGTCGCCGAGATGCGTATAAAAGCCGCAGGTGCATCACTGCGTGCGTTCGCCTTAGCCGCCGCAGCTCCAATTGTTATTACTGTTGCCGTATTAGGCATACAGAATTTGATTCAAGCCAGGCAAGAACTGGATCGAATCCGTGGCCGTAAATCCCAGGGTGGAGCAGCGGGCATATTTGGCGGATCAGCTACTAGGGAACAGCAGGAAACAGCACGTAAAACGCTTGCTCAGATTCAGCAGGAGGGCAAACGCCTAGATTCTTTACCTGAAGTAGCCAAGGGATTGCTCGGGCCGCTTGCCCCGTTAGTTGGAGGCATGGAAACCGGAGAGCGGGGCCTTCGTAAAGAGCTTCTAAGAGAAAGAGCAGCTTTTGCTAGAGGCGTTATTGCTTTACCTACAAGACCCGCAGCGGGGGCACCAGAAATACCCGGCCTTACCGATTTCAAACCCCCTAAAGGTGAGGATGGTGGCGGAGCTGAAGGTAAGAAAAAGAAGGCAGCCAAAGAAGCGCTCGACTACACAAAACAGGAAGCATATCTACGTATTGCACTCCTAACAGCGCAGGAAAGTGGAATAAAGCTCGACGAGATTAAGGCCCAGTATGCTCTCGATGTTTATGAGGCTAATAAGCTCAATGAAACTCCTGAGAAGCAGCGCGTAGCTTTAGCTGAGGCGTATAACCGTGCCACGTCGAGCACCACCGACTTATTTAGCGACATGGTGGACCGTCATCGTGAGATGGCACGACTTGACCAAGATCTAAATAAAGAACTTGAGGATCGCGCATACAAGGTTGGTCTGCTTAACGAGAAGGAGTACAACAGCATCCTGCTACTTAGAGAGCGCAAGCGCCTAGAAAAAGAGTTTGAGGGATTACCTGGAGCGGAAGCTCGAATCCAAGCAGGCGTCGACCTCTACCGCCAGGAGATCGATCCAACCCAGTTTGAGCAGATGAGTCAGAACATCGCCAAACTCAAGCAGGAAATGACCGAGCTACTCAATCCCGTCAATCAAATTGTTGGCGGCGCTAACGCCATTGGCACGGCCTTCAGCACCTCCTTCACCAACGTAATTAACGGCAGCCAAACAACACAGGAAGCGCTGTCCTCATTCTTCAAGAATCTGGCTAATTACTTCCTCGACATGGCCGCAAAGATCATCCAGCAGATGATCACTATGGCAATTCTCAACTCGATTGTGGGTCTCCTGCCTGGGGGTGCTCCCGCTGGGGTCGGTAAAGAGAGCAATGCAGCCTTTATGGCACGTACAGGTGCTCTGGGGTTTGCCATGGGCGGCGTATTCGACCGCGGCGTCAAGGCTTATGCAATGGGCGGCGTCGTCAATAAGCCCACCATGTTCGCCTACGCGGACGGCGGCGCAGGCCGCTTCGGGCTGATGGGCGAGGCCGGACCAGAGGCCATCCTCCCCTTGAAGCGCGGATCTGATGGCCGCCTAGGTGTTGAGACCGGTGGTGCGATGGGCAATATCGTGGTTAATGTCGACGCAACCGGCACACAAGCCGCTGGCGATAGCAAGCAAGGCAAACAGCTTGGCGAAGCCCTCGGCGTTGCCATCCGCCAAGAGCTGATCAAACAGAAACGTCCTGGAGGTTTGCTCGCATAATGGCCACCTTTCCTTCCATCAGTATCAGTTACGGCGCAAGGAAGCGTAGTGCTCCTAAGACCCGCACTGTTAAGTTCGGCGACGGGTACGAGCAGCGGCTCCTGTATGGGATTCCTGCACACATGAACCCCAAGGAATGGAGCGTTACGTGGAACAACATCTCTGAAGCTGACGCTGACACTATCGAAACTTTCCTCAATGCACGTGCTGAGGACAGCGCCAGCTTCGATTGGACACCTCCAGACGAGACCACCTCTTACAAGTGGGTTTGTACGGAATGGGATAAAACGATTGACTATCCAACACTCTCCACAATCAACGCCACCTTCCGCCAGGTCTTCGAGCCCTAATGGCAGTCCCAACCTCAGAACTCCAGAAGATCAACCCCAGCAGCATCATCGAGCTGTTTGAACTGGAACTGTTCGCCAATTTGCATGGTGCTGCCTATACCTATCGTTTCCACGCGGGCATCAATGCTGTCGGCTCCGGCGCACAAGACCTGATCTGGGCTGGCAACGCTTACAGCAAATTCCCTATTGAAGTCGAGGGTTTTGAGTACAACGCTGAGAGTGGCAGCTTGCCGCGGCCGACAATTAAGGTGTCAAACCTATTGGGCGGCATCACGGCAATTCTGCTGAGCGTCAATAACACCACAGCAGGCAACGATTTAACGGGTGCCAAGCTGACCCGCATCCGCACGCTGGTGCGCTACATCGACGCCGTTAATTTCCCCGGCGGCACTAATCCCTACGGCACACCGGACACCAGCGCAAAACTCCCCGACGAGATCTATTACGTCGCCCGTAAAGTCAACGAAAACAGAGACGCGGTAACTTTTGAACTCGCGGCAACATTCGATCTCGCTGGCGTCCGCAGTCCTAAGCGTCAATGCAGCTCCAATCTTTGCCCCTGGGTCTACAAAGGCGCCGAGTGCGGTTATAGCGGCGCTAATTACTACGACGAAAACGACAACACCGTTGGCAACACGGACCAAGATCGCTGCGGCAAACGCCTCAGTAGCTGCCAGCTTCGTTTTGGCTCAACCAACGCCCTACCGTTTGGGGGTTTCCCCGGCATCGGCGCGTTTAACGGATGAACCGCACTACTAAAGCCGCAGCACTGGAACACGCCAAGGCGGAAGACCCGCGTGAGGCTTGCGGTCTGCTGGTGGTCATCAAGGGTCGCAAGCGGTACATCCCATGCCGCAACTTGGCAGAAGGTAACGAGTTTTTCATCCTTGACCCTGCGGATTACGCCGCCGCCGAAGACAAAGGCGAAATTGTGGGCGTCGTGCATAGCCACCCGATCACACCACCAATCCCAAGCGAGGCAGATCGTGTTGCCTGCGAAAAATCCGGCTTGCCCTGGTACATCGTTAATCCGAAGACCGAACAGTGGGGAGAGCTGTCGCCTGAAGGCTACAAAGCGCCGTTGATCGGGCGGACGTGGGTATGGGGAGTCAGCGACTGCTGGACGCTGGTGCGCGACTGGTACGCCGAACAGGGCTTGCAGCTACCGGACTGGGACCGCCCGACCACACCCGAGGAGTTCAACCAAAATCCGATGTTCGATGACTGCTGGCGCGAAGCGGGTTTCTACGAGGTGGACATTGCAGAGATGCAACCCGGCGACGCGATGCTGATGGCAATCGACTCCAACAAGCTCAACCACGTCGGCGTCTACATCGGTGACCAGATTGTGTTGCACCATTTACGTGGTCGCCTGTCCAGCCGTGACTTATTGGGCGAGTGGCTCCTAAAATGCACTGGTAGGGTCTTGCGCCATGGAAAAGGAAGTTAGGCTCTACGGTCCACTAGCGAAGTTCATCGGACAGCGGAAGTTTCTGGCCGAGATCAGCAGCGCAGGCGAAGCAATCCGAATGCTGCTGGCAAACTTCCCTGGACTGGAACGCCACATGGCAGACCAGCACTACAAGGTAATTGTTGATAACTACGAAAGTGATTTAGACGAGATTCATCATCCCGCTAGTCAGATCATCAAGATTGTCCCCGTACTGGGTGGTGCTGGTGGCGGTACGGGCAAAATTATTGCGGGCGTCGCCCTGATTGCCGCAGCGATTGTATTTGCACCTTTAGGCGCCGGATTTTTGGGCCTTGGTGCAGGTGCCATCAGTGCGGGGGGATCTGCATTTTTGGCGGGAGCTTCAGTGCTTGCTGGAAGCATTGGTTTAAGTCTTGTCGTCGGTGGCGTCGCTCAGCTCTTGTCGCCCACCCCACAAATCGGTCAACTTGGTCCAGCAACATCCACGCTGGGCAACAGGACAACAACCACAGAAGCTACAGAACTAGACCCACAGGAGTCTTACAGCTTTAGTGGTATTCAGAACACAAGTCGTCAGGGCGTACCCGTGCCAGTCGTCTACGGCGAAACCATCATTGGCTCGGTGGTGATTTCTGCTGGCATCGACGTTGACACGATCTGACATGACTGAGAAAAAGCAAAACCAGATCATCGGCGCTGGCGGTGGTGGCGGTGGCAGTCAACCCGTTGTTCAGCAAACAGTTGTCGTTCAGCAGGCAGCAGCACCAGCAGTTCGTACACCAATCCGCACGGCGGACAACCTCGCTTCAACTGCCTTTGCCAACATCCTTGACCTTCTTAGCGAAGGCGAGATTGAAGGCTTCCCATCTGCCCGCGCCTACACCCGTGGCACGACTAACTACAACCTTGCCCTGCTCAAAGACGTATATCTAACGGATACGCCAGTCCTGCGATCTGGCGCCGATGTCACCAACCTGACCGACGCGGATTACAACTTCAAGGGCGTCAGCGTCGAAGCCCGTTACGGTACAAACGCTCAGGACTACATCCCCAAATTCGGTGAAACCACAGAAGACGTAATCAGCGTCAACACCGAAGTCGTACAGGCAACACCTGTCACCCGGCAGATCACAGACACCAATGTTGATGCAGTGCGCGTCAGCATGGCGATCCCACGTCTTGAGGCTGGAACGGCAGAAGGCGACATTCTCGGCACTAGCGTCACGATTGACATCCAGCTTCAATACAACGGCGGCGGTTTTACTACCGTCAAAACTGACACGATTAGCGGGCGCACAGCAGACAAATACGAGCGTGATTACCTCATCGACATTGATGGTGCATTTCCCGTTGATCTGCGCGTGGTA